TGTAAGACCTTATAACCGAACCTTGCCGCTGACACACCCCTCCACCTTAGATACTTCGTCTTTCCTGATCCTGACCTACCTAGAAAACAGTCTATCTCCCCTATATCAGGACAAGAACCTCCGTGTGTCAATCTATCTAAAAGGTCTATACCGAAGGGTATCTTCCTTATCTTATTGTCAGAATCCTGAGATTTAATGAATCTCTCTTCATCTCTCTCATAGAAACCTTCAAAGACATCCTGCAGGTAAGAAGAATCATTTTTAACAGAGAAATTGACTATCTCTTGTGATTCTTTGGCCTGAAGTTCTATCGCTCCTTTCTGGTCTCCGTTGTTGTACATTTCCGCTATGTCAAAGTACAACTTCTGAAACCTTACCCTCTTTATGTACTCCTCCAAGGTGCCTAACACCTCTTCCTTATCCGGTATCTTCATGTTGACAACACGGTCAAGGATCTCATATACCTCAGGTTTCTGGTTGTTCTGTGTCAACATACCGATAGAAGGGAGTTTACCAGTACTACCGAAATACTCCTTGATTGCCTTAAGTATTATCTTATACCCCTTCATGTCAACAGGGATATAACTATACTCTAAATGCGTGCAGACAACCTCACAAATATCTTTTTTAAGTAGGCATAACTTGAAAACTTCGTCCAAGAAATGCGAAGAAAATTGCTCGTAATTTTGTGCCATTTTACCGATTTTAACTACCTACTGTACTTATTCTAAACGTGTTGTTAATATATTTCAAGCCTTTGTTTGCGAAAAGGAAGGCCATTCCCGTGTCATCATTCTCTGATACTGATTCAAGAGTTCCCTTCGTGTCATCGAAAGCTATTGAGTTCAACTCAGAGCAGAGGAGGTTCGTTTTCTCTATTGAGTTCTCATCACCACGGGGGAAACGGTAAATACCTCTCTCAAAAGTAACAGCCAAGGAAGGCAGACCTTCATATAAGTCTTTCTTCGTGTGTGCAGTCGTTGTCTCCTGAATTATATTCGTGATCCCTGCTTCTTGCGCCAACTCAGACATCACCCTTTGGAACCCGTTCACCTCCATGATGATGTTATCAGGCATGAAGGCAGAGTTTAACCTTTGCAAAGTAGCTATCTGCTCATTATACGATGCACCATGAAGCCTGGTCAAGTTCATCAAGTGGATTAACCCTAAGGAGTCTTGCCCCAAAACGATCATAACGGTATAGTCCGCCCCCGTGTTCGCTGATAGGGCAAGGTCAACACCTATTGATACCTTCACCATGGGAACGGGATAAGACATACGGTTTTCTACCAACCTGAAATCCTTCATGTTGATGAAGGCCTTATTTAAAATTTCCCACGGGAAAATAGAAGTACTGTCTGAGATCGGCCTCACCAAGATTTCTCTTGAGAAAATCATTGATCCCAGAGAAATTCTCTTATTCTTCAAAGCCTCGAAGTCATACCTATTCCTCCAAAGGAGATGACCGTCAGGGAAAACAGCTGGATACTCAAAAACTGCCCACTGGGGGTCTTCTTTAAGTGTTGCGTAAAGGTCTTTCTCATGGAAAGGAGTTCCTACTACCAGACATTGTCCTTGTGGTAGGAGCATATTCATCACCTCAGCGTTAAACACCTCAACGAACTTATCCCTCTGCTCTTTTGAGTACATCGCTGACTTGTCCAAGAAATCATCACAGATAATCCAACCCGGGTGGGGTCCACGGTTTGAAGTACGGAAAGAAGACAAGGTCATTTCTGCCCCGTTCTTACATACTAACGATTCAGACCCCCATCCTGAAGTGTTATACCCAGGAAATAGTCTCTCACGAAGTATAGGGTTCTGCTCGGCTTCCTCCCTCACCTTCTTAATTAACTTCTTCGCCAGTTTGTACTCATTCGTGATAAGCATACCTTCTTTATAGAACTTAATATCAGATGGATACGACCTTAAAGCCGTATCACGATGATACCTATACAATCTCCACAAAGGGTAAGCGAAGGAGCATGAAAATGACTTAGAATGGTCACGGGCAGCGATCAAGCAAAGTAGTCTATACAACTGAATCATGGAAAACCACTCCACGTTGTGCCAGTTCATCTCAAACTCCGTTAAGACAGAATGAACGAAGTAATTTAAGTTTTCCTCCCTAAGGAATTCCTCAAACCCTGATTGTATGGCTGGAAAATCAGTTAGAAGGGATTTCCCTTCATACTTCTTTAAGTTAATAACGTTGAACGTTTCCTCCATCATCACGTCCAGCAACGCCTCTGTATCACTACCATACCCCTTTAACAACTCCTCCAAGCACTTATCATCAAGGGTGTTTATCATTTGCCTTTGCTGATCAAGTAATATCTCGGTTTCCGTTAAAGTCAAAGAATTTAAGAAATCCATACGTGTACTACTCCTTTCTAAAATCCATAACTGAATCCTGTCCTAAACCGCTGTTTTTCTTCTTTCTGGCCTATCCCGCCTTTACCTCTCAAGTTCTCCAAGAAATACCTCACCAACTTATGGTTCGCCCTAGTGTCAAACAAGGCCCGGTGAGCGTTAGTAAGATCAATACCGACCTCCGTGAGACAGTCTCCTAACGTGTATCCTGATAGATTAGAAAAGGTCTGGCGTGCCCACTTCATCGTGTCTATGGTGAAATCCAAGTTCGTGATTTTCTCAAGGTCTACTCCATGCAACGATAAGAAGTTGTCTAATATCGGGATGTCAAAGGCGTCTATGTTATGTCCCCCTAAGATCGGTTTCCTACTTGTCTTCCCGTCTTTGTAGAAATGCTTCTTGAAGAATGCCTCAACTTCTTTCGCCACGACATCAGAAGGTTTCCCTTGTTCTCGACACATTTCTAATGTTATGTGGGAAGCGTTTAATGCTGGTTGCTCATAGAACTTCTCTTCAACGTAGGGTATTATCATGGAAGTATACTCCTCCGTGTCGTTTAACTCAGGATCCATGACACAGATAGCAATTTCAGTGATTGGAGGAAGAGGCTTGTTCTTCGTGATCAGACCTCCTGTTTCCAAGTCAAACGTAGCGTAATCATTTTTCCAACTCATCTTCTTTCTTCTTTCTAACGATTAGTCTATACAACTTAACTCCTTGCACCGTTTCCAACTTAAAAGGCACGATGTCAATTGATCCTAAATACCTAGGCAAGTACCCACGCTTTATGTACGCCTGAACATCAGAAACCGTGAAGTCTTTACCGTTTACCTTCCTACCCTTAAACTCCTTATTCAAGAAGTCCCTTAAACCTGTCAAGGTATAGGAAGCCGTTTTCTCTTTTTTCTCCGTCATTTCCTTCTATTATTTTAATTTGATTATCCCTAATATAGCAAGCTTATCGTTTATCAGCCTGAATACCTTATCACGTTCTTCCACGGTATCAAACTTGAAAACAGTGTTCGCATGAGTCACTAAGTGACTGTCTGATCTATTCATGAGTATCGTGTAATAATAATCTCCCGTTTCATAATCTATCTTTTCCTCTTTTTCCAGAGAGGAAATCTTATGAGCCAAGTAGTAATTACCACAAATCTCAATGTATTTAATGACACTTTTAGGCCTCCTACAGGCTTCTTCCATCTCCTGCATTTCTTCTTCCCCTGTTCCTGTGTTCCACTCAAGCAATAGTTCCTCAAGTTCATTTTCTGGAAGTAAACCACGTGAGTAATCATCCAAAAAAGTAGGGATTGATTCGATACCTAATTTTAAAAATGCCAATCTCAATTCTTTAATTATCCCTGCGTTCATATAGACCCTTTCTCTTATTATACATTTCCTTACTTCCATGGTCTAGACAGTGGTGACACTCTGCACAATGCAATTTCACGTTTGCCTTTTCTAACCTTTTCTTCCCACCGTTCAAACTCTTCGCCTCAACGTGTGCGAACATGAAGGCGTGTGGTACTTCCCCCAAGTAGACACCACAATTAGTGCAGAAGTGTTCTCTTTCTTCCCATATTTCAAGGAACATTTCCCTCTCCCCTGTTGCCTTCGGTTTATAAACGTACCTTTTAGTCTTGACGGGTTTAGCCACCTGCCTTTCTTTGTAAACTTGAATCCTGTCCTTCCCTCCATGATTTTTCTTATAAACACAATCAGGACAAAGTTGTAACGTCTTGTTCTGAATGAATGTCTCTTTTCCGCAACCCTTACAGATTCCTTTCTCCATCCCTACACATTTTACTAAATTTACACCTGTTACATGAAAGTGAATGAGGGTCATACTTAGAATTCAATAGGCAGTTCACGTACCCCTCCTCCGTGTTGTAGAAACGTTTCCTTTCCTCTTCCCAAACTTCACTAAAATCTGCACCGAAATACTTCATAGGTCTCGCTATCTCCATCCTACCTAAAAAATCATCAACGAAGAAAGACCAATTTTCTCCCCTCTCTTCCCATCTTTTCAGTGCCTTCTCCCCGAAGATCCAAGAAGAAGGGTACTGCCCCCTCCTCCTGATGTGTTTCTTCTCTCCCCAATAGCAAAACTGAAACGAAACGTAATCCCAAGCAAACTGCTCACCTAAGGGGACTAGGTCTATTTTCTTACCCAGTCTCCTCAAGAATGAGTCAATATCTTTCTCGTTAAACTCAAGTTCATTGAAAGTAGACAATTTCCTCAAGAAAAACAAATACACTCGTTTTAATTCATCTTTCATGAGGCAAATATAATAATTATATTTCCAAGATCCAAATATAAATCTTATATTTTTTTCGCAACAAGTTCCCCCACTTCATTTATACTTAAATCCACGTCATAAGGGGAAATCGCTATTAACTGACCGTCTGCGTTCACGTCAAAGACATAATCGTCCTTTTCAGCCCGTGTGTTGATGACAAGTTCTCCTTGTCCCGTGTCAAGGTACTCCACTACCTTCGTGTCTTCTTGCGTGATAACTGGCTGAATAGAGAACCCGTCTAAAGGATCGACTATACTCGTCATCACTCCATTCTTCTCCTTCACGACAAAGTTAGAATGCAAAAGAAATTCTCTACTCTGTGGCATAATCAAATCAGTTCAAAATCAATACACATTTTCACCACTTCCTCAGTAGGAAGCTTATCCTTTAAATGCTCGTACAAGAAATCACACTGAGTTCTTTTCTGTAAATACTCTGAATCAGCGTTCAGGGTTCTCTCTACCCAGATACCATACATTTCTCCAGGTTTCATGTTAGGAATGGATATTGCCTCTTCTTCTCCTGTAACATCGTAGAACTCAGAGTAAACAGGCTTAGACGAAGGAGAAACGATATTCTCCATCTGACCGTTAGAAGTCAGTTTAACTACCCCTACCCTAAATTTCCCGTAATCGTTAGGATCCTGCTCCATCCACAACTTAACTTGATCTGCCTCTTGATCGAAAGTGTTTTTCAGTATCAAACCGATATATTGCGGGACATTGTTCTGAATCGTGTACTCCGTGATTTCAGAGAACAGGTTATCAAACGACTCATTAGGCACGGGAGAACTTGAGCAGAACCCACCCAGTGATAGAGTGGGTTTCTGTTGGGGATCGCCCTCTTTTGAAATAACAGTATAGTAAAGTCTCATAGTTTATTATATTACCTCTCCATTAATGGTATCAAGCTTCCTTCCTATCTCTCCGATCTGATCACTCAATTCTCCTACTTCGTCTCTTAAGGTGTTGACATTTTGGTTTAACTGAGTGAAATTTTGGTCTAGTTGCGACACCTTCTGATTCATTTGAGAGATATTCTCTGTCACGTACTGTTCCAATTCTGGAATAGGCAGGGTCGTTTTAACGGTTGACCCGGTAATGTTCGTGATTACAAGTTCTCCCGTGTCCTCTATGTACTCAACCTCCTTCACTCCTGACGCTTCAGACGCAATGATCAGTCTAGAATCCTCATTCTGACTAGGAGTAAAAGTAGGAGTAGATCCTGACCACGTGATAGTTCCTATCTGAAATTGTGTTGTCTCATTGAACGGTTGAGAAGAGGTAACCAACTTATAAGAATTATACAAGTAAGGTAACCCTGAAGAAATAACGTAGGGTGAGAAAGTTCCTACTACACCGAAATTCACGTTAGCAATGTTAGTGACATTCTCTCCTACTACCGTCATTGAAGTATCACTTGAGATGTTCCCTATCCCGAAAATTCTATCCGTACCATCAAGTAGTATCAACCGGTTCGCCTTATCTCCCGTCCTAAAAATCTTCGTGAACTCGGTTCCTACTCCACTCACCGTACCGTCAGAAAGTATGGAGATAGTCCCTTCTTCCACTGATTCTGCCATGAATTCCAAACCCACGTAAATAGTAGTAGGGGCAGTGAATCCTAGTGGTGCTGTCTTTTGCCTATTGAAGAATAAGATCCTCTCTTGCGTGTCAAAACCGAAAATTCCTTTCTGACCGTTCAAGGTTATCGTTTTCCTCGTGTTATCTATAGTTAGGTTCCACTTCTGGAATACCTCAAACAAACCTTTGGAACCGAACTTCTTCAGGATAGAGAGTGTGTTCCCTTGCATGAAGTCCTGTTGCCTATCGAGTTCCTCTTTACCCAGGAATAACCCCTCCTGGAAGTCCAAATTACCATTTTTCATACTATTGTCAAATTTAAGTTCATTGAGTACGGGATCAGAGTTTCTTTGATAATCTTCTCGATCTCCTCATCCGTGTACCTCAAACTCTTTTTCTCCACTACTAAAAGCATTTCTTCCCTGTACACCATGAAGAAATCCATGTTCACTAATACCCTATACTTGTAGTTCCATAAATACATATCCTTATCACATGATACGATAGGGAGCATCTTTATGTAACTATCATTGTCAAACTGCATATTCTTCCCTATCCCGATATTGAAATCAGGTTTAAAATTCTCCACGTCTTCACCGAACACGTAAGAATCAATCTCATACACCCCAGCCTTAGGAAGGGTGATCGTTTTGCTCTCCGTGAAGAATTTAGTAGTGGAAACGTTGATACTATCGAAGAACTTCACTCCTAACTTCACCTTAGTGTTCGGTTGGGTCGTGACAATACAGGTGGTCATCTTATACGACAACTTAGAATTCACTAAAACTGCCTTGTCTATATTCTCATGATTAATGTCTCCTAAACCGTTGTCCATGCTCACGGACCCTAAAAACTTGAAGGCGGGTACTTGTTTCCCTTTCACCTCTACAGGGAGGTATGAGACGGTACCAGTGACGGGGTACAGACTAGGATCTGTAATACCTACTGTAGATTCATACGCCTTGATGAAGTTTATATCTACATCATTAATCCCGTACAAGGGACTCTTATAATCCACTATCCAGCCTTGAGATTCAGACGATAGAACCGCCTTGATGATGTCATCTTCCCAAGTTAGTCCTAAAAGTCTCATTAATTCACCTTTGATCAAGATGTCTCCTTGATAATTAGGAGGGAGTTCTCTATCCGTGTCAAATATTGATAGGGATCCTCTCTTCATGATCTCATCGTAATGGTAATTACAAAGGTAGAATAATTCTGCCAAGTCATTATCTTCTGACGTGTAGATTCCTCTCTGCTCAACATATTTCTTTAAAAGATCCGTATGATGCAATATGTTTTCAAAAACCTTAGAATAAGTGCTATTCAGAGCGTACAAGTATATGACACTCCACCAGAAATTAATGTAATCCTCATCATCCCAATTCAAGTTCTGATCACGTTCTAAATACCTAGGCACGATTCCCCTCTTATATACTTTCTCAAGTATATTCATAGCGTACTTGATAGAATCTTGATTATGATAAGGGAAGTAGTTCTTATAGAACATCTTTTCATAAATCTTAGGTACTGCTGGCTTTTCATACATGAAAAGGAATTCCGCTGACTTAAAGTACAAGACTTGAGGAGATTTACCTACCCTATGATACCTATATTCTATTAAGAACACGTGGTTCTTCTTTACTTCCAGACCTTGCAAAGCCTGTCCTCTTTCCCACCTAGTCCACTCACCCCAGTTCAAACCGTCAAGGGTGCAACGGTACCACCTCTCAAAATATATATTTTCCGTCTCATTGACTGTAGTGTCTTGTATCTCCAAGGCAGAACTCATCCCCAACAACGGTTGATCAGTCCTCAAGGTAATGATGTCACCGTCTTCGGTCGCCTGAATAACAGAGGTTAACTTACCTCCTATACTTATTTCTGTGATTCCTACCATAAGATGTATCTTTTACTCCTTAAATATAATAATTATTTTTGAGAATGCCTTACTAACTCCAAAAAATTGTAGCACCAGAGGTAGTATTCACGGCAGTTCCTTTCTTGAACCAAGCGTCAATAAGGTCTGCTAACTTCTTAGCACAAGCCTCAGAAGTACCGTTATTCAACCCTATCGTTTCAACCTGTTTCACTCCTACTTCTGTAGGAGGAGGTGTTCCCGTGAAAGCAGGAAGCATACCTGGTGCTAATGCAACCCCATAAGCTACTATCGCTTTGTCTAACACGTCTAAGTCATTAACTGTCTTCATCGTTGACAAGACGGAGACAAAAGATGCCTTCGCCGCTGGTGAAGAAGTAGAAGTAGGTGTCACCTTTGAACCGTAAGAATCTACTACTGATGCCCACCTTTGAACTGCCTCTTCAAACGTCTCAGGAAACCCTTTGAAAGAAGAGTACTTCTCATCAAATATCTCTCGGAAGCCTGTCTCTAACGTCCCCTTAACTAATGTCATTCCAGTTCTACTTTTTCTGATAATATGTTTACTAACTTACCTTGTATTTGCTGTAAACTCTGTACGATGTCAGGCAAAGGGATCCCTGAAGGCCCCATCGCTGTTTGCACCCTAAACTGTTTCAGCACGTTTATCAATGGATCCAAGATCTCATCTTTCAAAGTGTTCCCTAACACCGCTTGTTCATAATTATCAATCCCCAGGGAAATCTTCGTTTTACTTAAGAGAGAGGTTGTCTCATTTATAAGCTGTAACTTTTTATTGAACAGGTAAAGGTCATCAGAGATTAATGAGATTTGACCCTTAACTTCCACGGTAAACTTCCCACTCCTGTCTCTCTGATTCAAAGACACGTAAATTTCACCACCTCGGCCTTCCATGTCTTCCACTGAAACGTGGAGACTTCCCTTCTGACCGTTGCCCGTGATCGTGACTGAATTAAGTCCCTCAGATTTCGTTCTCTTAAACTCTTTATAATGTAATGATAGACATTCTTCATCTTTATTTATCACTGACAAAACGATAGGGAACTTTTTCTGAGGGTGAAGGCAGAAAATAACACAACTTCCAAAGTCCTCACCTTCTTTAGGGAACTCAATCAAGTTCAAGGCATCAACTGAAATCCTAACGTTGTTCACGCTGAATCCACCAAAATCGAGGTACATGGAGACTGTCTCCTTAGCGTAACAGGTGTCTATATATTTTTGCCTATCAACATCTGGAGGCACGATAATGTATCCTATACCTACCGAGATGTTACCCTTAACGTATGTCTTCAAATCATTCAGCATACCCTAGTCATTTAAAGTGAGATCATCTGCCCAGACTTGTCCTTCTTTATCAAAGAATTGTTCTCTGGATAAAAAGAACTCAAACACTTCTTTATTCACTAAAATTTCTTTAGTCACCGCCTTCTCCGCTGTCATAAACTGACGCAGAGAATTCTTAATATTCTCAAGGTCTATGAGGTTAAAGTAGCTCATCAAGGTGCCCCTAATTGTCTTACCTACCACGAAATCTTCAACCATCCCCCTAGAAACAGTCAAAGTAGTCCTACGTGTGACTGATGTCATCCCTACCTGTACTTGATTCATGACACCCTCAACATAGAACAACTCCCCTGTCTTCTTATACCTAATCCACGATCCTGGTTTAATGCGCCTATCCCCTTTATTCAAAGTTATCGTCCCCTTACGTGTAAAAGGCAAATAGGCAGTCGATTCTATCACGTAAAGAATATCACTGATGATTTGGTCTTTACTCTCTATAGTTCCAATCTTCCCATCGTCCCCTACTACCGTGTAGTTTGAGTTTACTTGCATTTGTCTAGACCCCCAAATATTCACGTAATCTGAGAAATATATGATAGGCACTTGCGCCAACACCGTGTTCTGCCCTATGAACCTACCCTTAAACTCACACTTGTACCACGTGTAGAAGTTATCTTCAAACATCAATTCTTCTGAGGCAACATCAGACGCAGGTAAGTTAAATAGGTGATCTCCGGCCTGAAAGCCTGATTCTTCTTGAGTTTCTTTATGATATGACTGCTCAATATCACCGTCTCCTTCTTCCTTCTTCTCTCCTTTCTCTTGAGGTAATAATGACTGTAAACTGGTTTTATCAAAAGGCGGCTTCCTAACGACAATGTTATACACGTCAGAATAGGTGTGGAGTAAAAGTTCCACGAAGGGTTCTTGGCATAACTTGTTGAATAGAGTCAGTAGAGATCCTTCAGGCTGAGACACTGAACTGTCTACTACCTTCATGTTTTTCACCGCAGGGTCTACCTGTAACTTAATGATCTGATAAAGGCCCCTCATTAACTTCCTCTCAACCTCCGTCCCCTTCACCCTGTAGGTATAACTCCTTCGATCATTTCCATTCTTCACGTATGAACCAAAGAAAGTGTCGTTGATGTCATCAGGTAAAAGTCCTATGTTAGACAACTGATTCATGTAGAACTGCATGGTTGTCTCTATATCACGAAACTCTTTAGAAAAAAGAATAGGGTACTCTCCAGACACGAAATTCCTCTTTATCAAACCGTCATCTTGCGTTGACCCTATGATGATGTTACCCGTGGCTGAATCTGAAATAGTTGCAAGGGGTTGAAATATGGCTTCATCGTCTTGAAAGAGTTTAGAAAGATCTCTACCAGTCACTGTTACTACTCCTTGCGCTGACGATACCTTAGAACTTTGCTGTACCGTGTCTACCAAACCGATAAGGTCATAAACGTTACCTGCTAATGAACTGTTGTCCACTTGCTTCAAACCAGAGAATTCTTCCCTGTCCTTCTCCATTTGCAGTTCCTCAAACCTGATCCAGACTATGTCATTCGTTGAGATCCTCTGCGCAAACTTAGTCAACTTAGTGGGGAAGGAAACTATATCAACGTTAGATTCCCTGTTCTTCTTCGCCCTTCTGGTTCCTAGTCCAGGATGAGCAGAAAGAGGGAATATGAGAGTGAAGTTAGACCCCTGCAGCATAGAGTTCACGTCTAAAGACATACAGTAGGCGGACATATCTATAATCATGTTGAAAGCACGAGAATAAATCCAAACACTCAAGTAACAATTGCTATACCCTACCTCCGTGTCGCCTTTGATAACACGTAAAGTGGGTCTATACTGAGGGTTCTTCTTCAACTCTTCATATTCCTGAACGTAGTAAGCACTAAAATCAAAAAGGTTATTCACCTGGTTGTCCCCCTTAATCCCTATGAAATCAGTCCTGACTATGGTAGGGTCAAGGAGTAAAACCGTGTTAGGTTTCAGGTACTCAGTTCCTACCTCATACCCTAAATCTTCATCAAAATCATTATATTGTTCCTCAATCCTTTCCTTATTCGTTTTCCCTGTACCACCATCATACTTTAAGAAATCTTCTTTCTTGCCTTGATAACCGTTGAATAAGGTATCCTGCTTCTGCAAGAGATCATCGACAGTTTTAACGGTAGGATCCGTGAAAAGGTACTGAATAGGTTGAGGCTGTTTCTCTGCCATATCGTTTAATCCTTGAAAAAGTTCATCAATTTTTTAGAAAGGATAAGTAATCCTTCTGGACCACCTTGTGCTATTTTCCAGAAGTCTGAAATCTCCCCTACTGTCTTATCAATAGATTCCAACTTGGCACTTAGCATCTCGATTAACGCATCAATAAAAGAGGTAATATCTCCGATTTTTGCCTGTTCCCAAACAGCAGCCAACTTATCGAATCTATTCACGACATCAAGAGCCCTTCTTTGCAAGTCCTCACCTGTCAATTCCCTATTATCCCTAATTATACTACTCGCTAAGTTGAAGTTGCCTGACTGAAACGCCTTCGCTATGTCTTCTGAAATCTGTTTCCTACTACCACCGAACAAAGCTCCTGAGATATTCCTTGCGAAGTCCTCTACAGTACCGTTTGACATTTGCTGTAATTCAGAAAGGAAATTAGGAAGGTACCTCTGACTTTGCTCTGAGAAAGGATTCTCCCTCATCTTCTCATATTCCCATAAAGACTGACCAGGTCTGGCACGCTGTAGTGAGCGAAACTGAAGTGCTTCTACTTGAGGGTTCACTGCCCCTTGAAGGTTCCTATACACGTCATTCACCACACCTCGTAAGACATCGGGATTGTTCAACCGAGGTGATACACGTGAAAAGGCAGAAAGTATCCTAGTGTTTACGCCCGTGTTCACTTCTCCCAAAAGGTCTACTTGCTGTTTCCCTAAATCAGTGAGAAGTTTCAGGTACTCAGGCAACATTATCAAAGATTGTTCTTCTGTCCTGCCCGTTGATCTAATGCCTCCAAATAGAGTACCTACTGACCTCTCTAAAGAGAAATTCCTTTCTCCCCTACCGATCCTATTCAGAGATTGAAGGTCTGAATCAGATAAGGACGTTGCAGTTCTTAATTGAAGGAACGATCGTAAATTCTCCTGATCACGTGTTCCTAAGGACGTGGCAGCGAGTATCTGATTCTGTAATACCTGAGACCTATTGTATCCTAGATTCATGTAAGGATTAGTCCCTAAATTCCTACGGAAGGGGTCTAACTCAACATTACCCATTGCCAAGTACTCATTAGTCCTACCACCGAAGGTCCTAGCAGACTGTGCAGCGTACGGTTCAGTATCACTAATGATGTCAAGCCCTAATCCTCTACCCACTTCAGTGAGTGCGGTAAGTATAAGTCCAGCTATCCCTAAGCCTTTCCCCATGCTCATCATTCCCATTCCCGTGTTCTCAAGAACAGTAGCACCTGCACTTAACGGGTCACGCTGGCGAATAGGGTTAATGATGTTAGAAAGCAGAAACCCTGACAAGAATCTAGACGTCCTATCACTGTCTGGACTTTCAGAAGGAGGAGCTGGCGCAGGTTTGTCTTCAGGGTTATTAGGGGTGTCATAACCGCCCCTGATTGCCCTAATTGTCGCCTCATCCAGTTTGATACCCTTCTCACTGATCAGTTGAACTAAGGCGTCTATTCCCCTAGGCTCAGTATCAGGCCGGTCACCTGCCCCTACTCCCGTGTTAAACGGGACGCCTGGAATAGTAGTATGTACTCCTGGTGTATTTAAGGGGTTGCCTAACTCATAGAACCTTCGGTTCCTCTCATCAATCAGTGCTATCTGTTGCCTTAAGGATTCTATCGTCTTCTCGTTACTCCTAGAAAGTATGCCCGCCTGACGCATCGTTACCTCTAGGACTCTTTCCATCCCACCTCTGACTTCTTGCAGACCCTCTATGTTAAACCTTATATTTGCGTTCATTGTGTGCCTACTCTAATTTCAGTTTTGAGAACTCTTCATCTGTCATCACTTGTTCTTCTTCATTAATCAGTCCGTCTTTCAACCAAGGTTCTCCAGGAGTGTACTTATCCCACGGGTTCTCTTCTTTCTTCTCCTTCTCGTACCTCTTGAACATATCATCTTCCAACCATTCCACGAACATATCTATAAAAGAAACTTCCCTATGAGAAGCTGAGTTGAAGGAAACTACGTGAGTCTTTCTCCACCACCTATCAATAGGGAAGCGTATGTTCCATTCCAGGATAAGTTCTTCTACGTCATCAATCGACAGTTGTTTCTCCTTCCGGTTTCTTTCCATTCGTTGCTTTCTGAAGTCGTTCCTTTATTTTCTCTTCCCACTCCTGCAACCACGGTTGAATCTCATCCGTGTACACGTCCACTAATTCTTGGAAGTCTTCCAACGAGAGGTCTAACAGCGTTTTGACCTTTGCGTCACCTTTCAAGGTAGGGAAAAGAACACTCATGTGAGCGAAAGTGGTAATGTAAAGGTAGGCATCGATGTCCTTCCCCATACCACTGATGAGGAGGTCTTTCGCTGTCCCTCTACTCAGTTGCTTTTCTACTACTTGAATGTCGATCATTTGACCGACTGTAGGGTAAGATGTCGTGTACGTCCTACCCTGAATCTGTACCGATTTTGTTACTACATTCATATTTTATTAGATTAAGAATACCGGAGTTAAATAGATCCCGTTGATCGTTTTCCCTGAGACTTGACCGTCTGAGATGTTCCAAGACCTACTATTCACCAGTGCGTCTGGAATGATAGCAACCCTCTCATAATTCACGTCCCCTAGTACCAGTCCTGTAGTCTGATCTACTTGGTTCTTCGTTTTCTTATAGATGTGAATGGAAACGGGGTTCTCATTCAAGAGAATAGTGTTTAGCATCGTTTTAGGGTCTGTCGCATCAACAGGCCAGAACGGGTCCTTCACGTTGCCTAGCAACTTCAATGAGATAAACCATGCTGACGCAGTGAATTGATTTCTAAAGGCAAGGGCGGGAGCCTCGATAAGCTTTGACTCCCCGACCCCCTGTATTTCTCCACGCTGAACTGTCTCCGTGAAGTTCAGGTCCCTGATATATCCTACCTTCGTCCCATTGATCTGTATGGAAGCTAAAGGTGCTGAAAATGTTTGCTGCATATCCTAACTACTTTAAATGATTGAAAAACCGGTGAAGAACAAGAACCCAATCTCGTTATTAGGCTCAAACTTGTAAGTCACGTAATAGGCATCTCCTTCCCTCGTGACTGACACGTCCGAGTAGCTAATAATGATGTTGTCCCTATTCTCAGTCGCTACCTTGTCTTCAAGTTGTCCCCTTACCCAGTCCTCTAAATACTGAGTACTGATACTTGACCTGTTCGGCCCTGCTTCAGTCGTGAAGAACCTTCTCTTCGCATTGATACAGATGTCAGTGTTCAACTGAGCCGCAATCCTAGTCAACTGGATTAACGGTGAAGTACCGTCTGCGTTCTGAATGTAATCGTTATTCTGCAACGTGTTCACTCCACGAATACAAGAGAAGATTTCTAAGTCCTCATCGTAAGCAACTGTTAGGAGGCCTGCTGATAAGGCGTCTTCTTTTTGGTTGTATTTCAACGGGAATTCCAGCCCATCAATGTCAATATCCTTGAAAGTTAAAGAATCTTGAGGGGGGAGTCCTACTTGTCGTCCTACTAGTAACGCTGTCAGGTACAAGGGAGTCAACGTGCGGTAACCAGCAGGCACGAACGTTGAGTTTTTCCGAGGGATACCATGAATCAACCATACCCTATCTGAGTTACAACGGGCAGCCTCTTCCTGATTCTCCGTGAATCCTCCCGTTACTAAGTCATTCTTTCCTGCTATCGCAAGGAATTTCTCTCCCCTTACTTCGTTTTGAATGAAGTATTGGAACCTAGTATTAATAGTGTCTGCACCGTCTTCCCCCGTCATATTCAAAGAGAATAAGACATTGAAATCAAGGTCTTGCAAGTACTCAAGAGCTGCCTCAAGATCTGTCTCGGCGTAAGTCGCTGTACCGTCTTTAGCTAGAACCAAGGTATTATGGCTCTTATCGGCCTCTTGGAATTGACCGTCCTTCCAAGACTTAATTCTGAACCCGTTATTAAAAGTAGGGTTGCCTTGTGCCCACTCAACGAATTTTCCTACTGATTCTACTTCCGCAGATTCAAACACCAATTCTGGTACTGAATCTTCTATCGCTACCTCATCATAGGGATAGCCGTCCTCTGCTAAACCCTTGAAAGTTCCTTGCCAGATTTGAATGATATATTTACTAGTGTCACGTACACCTGAAATGATCTTCAAAGCGTACCCAGTCGCCAAAACACCACTTCCCTTGGATGTCTCATTCCCGTTTCCTGACAGCCCCTCATCAAGGCATTGGATAGACAACTCTGCGTCTCCAGAAGTCAGTTCAGGCTTCATGACTGCAGCTTTAGTTGTCAAAGCGTTGATGTAATAAAGGTCTGAGATACCGTTGGTACCAGACTTACGTGACGGTTGAAATAGGGGTTTCACCATCTGATATAACCGTCCTGCTTTCAGCAATGATTTCGCTTCCGCTTGTGTTCTTACCCTATACAAGGCGTCTTTCCCTTTCGTCAGCTCACCGTTCACTGCCCCACCGAATGAGTTCTCCTTGTCTGTGTTGATGATTAAGACCTTTGAGTAGGATGAGGTTGAGTAGTAGTTAGTCGATCCCGCTTTCACTGCAGAATAGGCCCCTGGTAAACTAATTACCTTTCCGTTAAAAATATGTGAGATACTCATGTCCCTAATGTTTATTTGTTATAGATTATTTTCTTCTCCTTGAAAAGTCGAGCCCATACGGTAGTGGTATGAACTTCCTTGCGGTCAAACAGTTTAGACACTACAAACTTGTACGCAGGCTTTAACTGAAAATGCTCTATTGCCTGATCACGTGTCAATTCCGATTCTAATATTTCTTTCTTTGCCATAATTAAATTATCATAGTTCCCTTACACCAGCTATCCGTCACACCCCTACTCAAAGATAAGGAGGGTGCTTTAATATCGTAAATGCAATCAATGAACAACGCCCTAGCGTAAATTTCCGGGGTTAAGTAATCACTCAAATTTAAATCATTTCCTGAGAACTTGCAATTTCTCAACCCTGATTCCTCCAAGACCTGAACGTTACCTTGAAGTAGGCACCTCATAACGTTGTACATTATCAGTACTTCAAAGGTATTGTTAGAAGTGAAGACCATGTTATACCTTGAGTTATAAGTACGAGAGAAATACTCTTGTATTTCTAACCCTGTTTCAGTCATGAAATCCTCGCTAGGATCAAAGCCTATACCGTTGCCTTCACCTAGGACTTCACCTGGCAAACCAATATGAATAGTAGGCAGTGAAGCACGGTTACGGTTAAAGAAAAGATTCGCCTCTATCTTCCTAGGTGAGGTATTATCACGTGTCAAGAATATCTCTTTCGCATTCTCAAAGTAGTTGTAATTATTACCAGGCAATTGCAGGTCACCGAAAACAGCATAGAGGTACTTCTCATCTATCAACGTGAGAAGTCCCTTGACGACCTGCAATATTATCTGTTCTGGTATAATGACCATACTATCTAGAAAGCTTTTGTTCAAGTTCCGCTACTTCGTTCCTCAACTTTTGAGCGTGTTCTTTCGCACTAGAACGAGCCTCTTCATCTGCACCGTTCTTACTCCTCTCATCCCACCGAGTGATCCATTTCTTCTTCTCTGCAATGTCTGCCTCGATCTTCCTCCGTTTCTTTTCTTCCGGTGAAGTTGCCTTTTTCTTAATCGTGATAGTACGACCGTTTTGAGTCATTTCAAGGCCCTTCTTATCTAATTCTTTCTTTATCTCTTTGTTCTGTGCGTCACCGTCAACATTATCCATCAATGAGACAAGTTTGGAATTCTCATCAAATGTCCCTTCTTTCAACTCAGAAGAAATTTTCTGAACCAAAGATTTTTCATTCGATCCCATTTTTTCTTTCACTGGGTTTGCGAGTGGATCTTCCTTACTAGAAGTACCACTTATTTGCTTGTTCAGTAGTTCTCTTGCGAAACTTTCAGCGGCTGACTTACTATCGAAAACATGGCGTTTTGAATCATCAGTCAGGTACTTGAAATCTTTATTCCATACCTTCACTTCAAACTGCCCGTTTCCTTCTGCAATCTGAGCACCACCCTTACCAGGAATTTCCAACTCAAACTTACCACCGCCTTTGTCTTCAAAACGATGTTCTCCTTTGCTCCCAGTACCCTCCTTAACAGGTATCCAACCGTTCACGGTCTTTTGCATCTTCTGACCGTTCCACTCCCTGATCTCCCCTACTTGTGCAGTTTTACCTTTCTCGATAAACTCAGGTGAAACACCCGATTGTACGTTTTGCAGGATTGCGTTAATCCGTTTCTGTGCGCCTATATTCATAATTCTAACTGATTTAACTGGTTAAATTCTTTAACACCATAAATATACAAAAAATATTTCTTATACTAAACTTTATCTAAAGTTTTTATGAAATCTTCTTTCACCCTAGAAACTATGTCTTCAACATTGAAAGAAGAAAAGGTCTTCTGTAAGAGATCATGAGCTACTATCCCTGAATGAATCCATGAGTTAGGATCTGAATTGTCAGAAACTCGCCTGAATGTCATGTAGTGTGAATGTCCTTCCTTGTTAGATTTCGTCATGCCTTCATAAATAGGGTTCTTATGCTGATAAGCAGGGAATACCTGTTCCCCTTTCTCATTCAGTATCTCACTCCTCACACCCTTCACCTGAAACTGAGGAGGCAAAGAGGCGGCAGGCAGAGATCTCCTAGTCTTCAGTTCCTTCTTCGCAACTTCATACACTTCTTGAGGCATCACGGATGAGAATATCCCTGAATCACCTACTATTCCAGGTGTCCCTAATCGAAATGGAACTGTTAAGTACCAGCCCCCACCTTTCTTCAAGTGACGCTTTGAAGAATTCATGAACCCTTCTTTCATATCAAAAGGCATGATTCCTTGTTCTACAGCGTTTGGCAACCAACCGTCAAGTCCTATGATCACGGAATCGAAAGAAGGTCTTTGAACGTATATCCCCCTCTGATATTCTTGACGAGTCTGCTTCAGTTCCTTTCCCGCTAAATTATGCCACTCTTCCGAGAACCTAGCACCGATTTCTGACAAGAGGGTATCAACGAAAGATTCTGCTTGATCTATCGTTAATTGCCACTCCTTAAAGAAATCACTAAGATCCAACGTTATCATGGTAAGTAGGAATTATTCACTAAATTATCATCTGTTAAGTTCGGTGCGTCTATCACGTTATGAACCCTTCTCATGATTGCAGCGATAGGCATATTAGTGTTGTTCTCCCTAGACTTATTGTCTAAGATAAACGTGTTCCTGATGTCATGATTTAGATCTATAATGTTGTACTGAACCTTATGCTCATACGTCACGGAAACGGAACTACCTTCACGAACGCATGAACTAGGAAAGAACACGATCCTATTTAACTCAAAGGTATAGTCAATACCCTTCTGTAAAAGTCTTAGGGGTTCAGAAGTGCCTAAAAACAAGAACACGTCAGTAACTTCTAATATCGGATATATGGTGAAGGCGTACAACTGTCCGTTCCATTCTCTCGCTATCAATACTTCCGACTGAGGAGAAATAGAGTTCTCAATCGTAATCTTATCCATGAAATTCAAATGAAACATGGATTTTACCGTTATCGCTGCAGTGCCTAACATCTCAACACTCCAGTCTTTATACCTAGTATTCTTGTTCAAGGACTGACAAACGGCCTTAATACGAGTAGGATTTATGAACACCCAGCCTGAACCCCCACAGTTCCTACAAGTGGATTGATGTTGTACTCTCTTTGAGCAAGGACAAGGGATAGCCCTCTCCCAGATAACTTCATACCCCTTATTGTCTACCAAGGCATCGAAATCAGGGTAGAGAAAATCTACCCTAGGTACTCCTGGATATGAGGCTTTAGTTTCTACAATCTTCTTTTCCATACCTACCCTATTTTACATGGAAGTACAGCCTATTCCCCTGTAATAAGTCTTTAACTTAGACAAAGAATCTTTAATCTCCTTCTGGTAATTTATGATGCGGGCACCGAATGCCGCATTAGTGGCCGAGTTCGTTGTTGAGATACTTTGAGAGAGACCATCAATACTTAAAGAATAAGAGGCAAGCGCTGACTGCCCTAACGCAATATCACCCGCCACGTTGAAAATTCCTATTGCTGCAAGTTTCCCTATCACGTCTATAATATCAAACGGTATCTTCTCGAATCCCGTGCAATATTCTACATTCCAGTAGTTAGGTAGGGTCTTATACCCCATCATCCCTAGATTAGGCAGCACACCTGAATACAGCATAGATTCCCCAGTCATTTCCACTACTGCTGACTGAGTGGGAACGATGAAGATTCTCCTGTAAAAAGTCTCCATATCAGAAGTCAGCCTTGAGCATAGCCATTGCTTCGGGTATTCTAGTTGTTTCACCTGTCCTAAGAACCCTACTAGCCTAAACGGTTTCACTACTGGGTAGGTAGTACTGATAAAACCGAACTGTCGGAACTCATCTCCGTAAAAATCTAGATTCTCAAGTATGACTTGCTTTTTCAACTTGATGCCTAGGTATTTTTCTATCTCAGACTGTGCAGCTTTCAAGAAAAAACTGTAAACATCATTTCCCAGTTCCGTACCGGACCTGTCTTGTATCGTGATACCGTAAAAATAAAGAGCCTGCATCTCACTAGGTGATAAGACAGACTCCCCATTCTTTCGGTACTTTATCCCTAGGGTGTACCGCATACTGCAAAAAATTTATTATTTACTCAGAAAAAGAGATCTTCATGATGTACTCAATCAAGTCGTCTTTCTTCGTGATCTTCTTCCATTCACTTTCTGGAGCCTTGGATTCAATCAAGATCACCTTCAACTCTTCAACTGTTTTTTCACGCAAATTTTTCCGGGCTTCTTCTTTCTCATCAACTTGGTTTTCCTCGAGAATAAGTCCTGCTTTTCCTCTCGCCTCATTGATAATCTTTTCAGCCTCTTTTTGAGCCTTACTGATGATTTCATCAGCTTGTGCCCTGGCGGATTCCAGCAGACCATCAATTTGCTTAGCGAGTTCCTGCTGTTCTAAGGTCTGAAATTGAACGTTCTTATCCTTTAACTCAAATCCAGCGTTAAGGGCGTAGGGAACGACCTTTTCATCCACGAACGCTTCTCCTTCACTGTTAACCAGTACTTGAAAGCCTTGTCCCACGGTGATAGTCCGGTTGAACCTGTGTTCTAAAGTAGTAAAAATAACAATCTGACTCATATCTTTGTTTTTAAAGGCAAGGGGAAGAACGCAACTTCCCCTAAGCATAGGTTATTTAATTCGTGGCTATAACGTCACCAATATTGATCACACGCACGATCTTACGAGGAGCGTACAGGATCGGGGTTCCATAGCACAATACCATGAACCTACTGATCGGTGCCAGTAAAGCCAAGTTCATCTTCATCATAGGAGCAAGTTGCTTCCATGCTAAAACTTGGTCTGCGTCCCATTCAACAAGCAACGCTTGATCACAGTCAGGCAAGAACCGGTTCTTGTCACGTACTAAGCCTGCGGCTGCACCGTCATAACCAGAAGTTAAGTCTTTCGTGGAAACCTCGAAAATCTTATAGAAATCTGATTGAGCGGCAGTACCGTTCGGGTTTACTTTCGTGCGGTAGATGCAGAATCCAGTGGCAGCGTTTGCAGCGCCTGTTCCTGCAGTGAACTTCAAGTCTACTGCTTGACCAGCGGCAACAGTTACCAAGTTGGATGACAACAAGGTCAAGGCTGATTCTCCGTAGCGGTTACGGGCAGTAACAGCGTAGTAGTAATCACCCGTGAAGTTTGCGAAACGTGCGGTAGCGTCAGAAACTGCAGCTGCCGGAGTAGTGGTATCTGCAACAGGAGCGGCTGGTGCTTTTGAAGAAGTAGCCAAGGTGTTGGTTCTCTTCAAACGTGAGAACTTGAAGAAGTTGGACTGCATGATCTCCACTGCACCGTTCTGAGTGATGATCTCGTTTACCCTTTGACCGAAAACACCGTCACGTACCTGCGGCATAACCGGTTGAATCCATTTCTTGTTGTGATACTTGGTAACAAAGTTGGAGAAGGTACGAGGTGAGGAGATGATCAAGTCGGCAATACCGTAGTTGTTCACTACCCCTAAAGATCCTTGCTCAATAGCGGTATCAGTCAATACTGATCCTCTCAAGTCGATCACGTTCTCTGAGTCTTGATACTCATCTTTAGAGATCCAGTCTCCGTCAATTTCTTGCTGTGCGAAGAAACCGTTAAAGTGCTCCGGTACGATACGAGAGTCTGCGAAAGGAAGGTATCCTTCGATTAACTTTGTCATCAAAGCAACCTTATTTTTCGTCTCTTGTGCAATCATGTTGGAAACACCAGAACCGGTTTCTACTAATTGCATCGGGTGAGTAACACCTCCTACTACTCCAAGGTACTTGACGAATTGAGCTTTTCTCCTGTAGATAGAGTCAGCCGATTCCGGTAACTCACCTTCTAAGGTGAAGCCTCCGTCTAATTCACCGTAACTAACCAACTGGTTGTACTCTTCTACGGTGTTCGTTGCCGGTTTCTTACCGATACGGTAGAAGAACGGTGTATGTTTAGGAGTGTTCGTTAAGATCTTCAACGTGTTCTCCAATGATTCAACTTTCAACGGTGCTCCGGAAGCGTCTAAAAGGTTGGTCGTTTCCCTACCTGTAATCTCCCCGGCAGACATCGCTTTTAACAACTCTTGGACATCCTGCTCAGAATAATTTCCTGCGGTTTGAGCACCATCACCAAGACTTGCATAATCTGCTAAACTGATTTGATTAAACATAGTGATAAAAATTTGTTTTGTCAAGCGATGCGCCTAAATGCTTTGTGACTGAAACGATGCGGTTGCAACTAAACAATTGCAATCTTATGTTTTGCTTTCATGTAAGCGATTACGTCCTCTGGAATGAACCCGTTACCGGCTTCAAACGTGGACACTGCTTCTGAAAGTTTTCCTTTCATCAAAGAATCTTCTTCAGTAGAGAAGGCCTCAAACAATGCGTTAGAAACTAACGATTTCTGCATCTGTTTGCTTAACGGTTTCAGACCGTCATTCTCTGCGACTTCGAAACTCTTCCTAATGTACTCAACGGAACCCGGGCGAATTGATTTCTGAATCGGCTGACTCTCAAAATACTCCAGTTTGTCCTTCAAACTGTTGATTTCATCGTCCTTCGATTTCATGATCTCATTTACCTCTTCCTTATAAGAACCAAGTTGAGAAGAGAATTCATCCATGAGTGACTTTCTCAGTTCTTCTACTTCTTGCTTACTGATAACGTCAGATTCATTTGATTTTTTCATGGTGGTCTTCTTACCGGCCTCAACCTTTTCTGCCTCTTTATTCTCCTTCTCAGACTCATTTTCTAAGTCCTTCTCCTTCGGGGTCTCATTCTCTTCTTCTTCCTTACCCTCTTCCGGTGCAACGGTAGCCTTTTTCAGTTTCTCCATCTCGTCAGCGATACATTTCGCTTTCTCGATATGTTCTTGGAATTCTGCCTTCAGGAGTTCCATTTTCTTCTCTTGACCCCCGTTGGCGTCTTCTTGCCCACTAGGAGTAGTTCCTATCGTTTTCAAGAAGTCCAGTGATTTCTTGATCTCTTCATCGGTAATTTCTCTCTTTGCCATAACTTTAAAAGATTTCGGTATAAATTTATTAAAAAGTTTTATTACTACAATGTTTCTAAACGAATTTTTTAGTGAGATTCATAATTCTATCACATTTAGCGATTTTCTCAATCTCTTCCCTAGAAACAGTTCCCCTATGATAACCTTCTACCACGTCACAGACAGCCTTCAAGATCTTTTCATCGTCCTCAACGTCTTCCTTAACTAGAGGTCTCGTGTTTTCAGTTCCTTGAGATTTCTCAAACCTGATGTTCCCTTCTTTGTCCACACTCACATACTCTCCATTCTCATTCAACTCCTCTATCACCAAGCCTTTCTCAAGACACTCATATTCCAAACTATCATTGTCTTGATAAATGTCATCACCCGTGAATCCCTTCTTCACCAACTCTGCGTAAGTGTGACCGTTTTTAGGGAAGGGACATAAGGCCACTGCCGTGATCTTCGCCTTCTTCACACGTTTAGGATTTACCAGATCCCTTTCAATGACTTGTCCTTCCACGGACCAGCCTAGTTTAGTACCCCGAGGTGATTTCTCAAGTGCCTTCATCAGCCTAACTGCGTCACGTCCTAATTCTGAGTCCCCCCAAATTACACCGTTCATCATCAAGCCTTTTCCTGGAACGTACTTCCACGTGTGAGGCTCTCCGATAATATACTTAGGCCCCTTCTGATGATCCCAATTAATAAAGTAGAACTCACTCATATCAAAGTTCTTGCAGTCTAAAGTCTCATCATCTGAATCCTTACTCTCATCAGAGATTAAGCCCCCAACCTCATACACCTCATTACCGTCCTTGTCCTTGCCTTTCTCCAGTATGGACGCAGGAGCGAAAAACTTGAACCTGTTATTCTTAATTAGTTCCACCTGTCTAACATCAAAAATTTCTCAACGATCGGGGAAACTACTTCCATGCCCCTAATATTTTTAGTGTTCACTTTACTTGAATTTATACCTATACAACTGCAAACGAGAGCGGCATTGGTATCCGTGTCACCTCCTAACTCGATCACCAACTTCAAGACCTGATTCAGTTTAAGCCTTTCCTTCACACAATGATAACAAACGTATTCTAACAAATCATGCGTTGATAAAGAATCCATCGCATAATCCCTGAACCTTTCTACCCCTTTGTTTTCATGAGTAGTCCAGGGATCATTACCTTTAAAGACCTCCCTCAATACCTCAGACCACATGAAGGCACTACTAATAGCGATCGGGTTGTTATGTGTCACCGTGACAAACTTTCTAAAATACTCATTTCTCAAGTGAAGATCATCTTCTTGAAGGAGGTACACGGCTAACGGTAACGAGTAAAAGAAACAACCGTTACCGTACCTTTTTGAAGGCTAGGGAAGTTCTCAACGATAGAAGTCTTAACTTGATAACCGATGTCAAACATTCTACCGTCTACCGTGAATCTGCCTTGATAGAACATTTCTCTGAGGTTCTCTTTGTACCCCTGAACTTGTTCCTCAAGAGTATTTTTCATGGTGAGAGCGTCAAGAAGACATAGCATAATACTCGTGTCATCAGACCAAGTTCCTATCGGTTGATCATGTGTACCGTATCCCGTGCAAATGTAACGAAAGGTGCCCGCCTTACTAAACTCATAAGGTACACCCATCGCATCTCCTAACACGTAGGCATAAATACTATTCCTTATTTTCTCCTTCGTTGTCATCATCCTCTATTTCCGCTTCCTCAATCATTTTCCTAGCCTTAAGGATGTACTCTTCCTTAACGTTCTTTTCCCAACCGTCTTTAAGGGGAATTTCCATCATTCTGTCCTTAAGTGTTGATTCTTCGTTTTCTTTCTCTTTTCCCATATTACCGATTTATTAAAGTATAAATATAACAATTATTTTTCTTACTTTAAACTATATTTCTACTAAATTTAGTGTCAAAGTAGTAATTTCTGAAAAAGGCCCTTCTTTAACTTTTTTCATTTTAGGCTTTCCTTGTATTTTATACCTACTTGATGATTTCATCAAGACCTCATCTTCATTTTTAAACCTTGCAAAGTCCCTAATCCGTTTACCGTTTTTAGATTTTATCTTAATCAAGACATTACCACCAAATTTAGAAGTAACTTCTTTCCTCTCAGACGTTGACAAAGGAGTATCAAACTGGATAAAGCCTTTTTCTTCTTGCTGTCCTGTTAAGTCTCCTAAAAAGACTTCCACGTTATCAATACCTATCGCCCGATATGTTTCACCTTCATAATTAGGAAGTCTGTTTAAGGCTTGTTCTAGCATACTGTTATACTGAACAGCTTGTTCTGAAGGATGTTCACTCCTGAGTTCTTTATTCAATTTTTGATACCCCTGCTTAGAATAGTTGTTGATGAGGGCCTGCTCTTCCCACGTCAAACCATCCTTCATAGGTTTGTCCCTATACTCCTCAATTGATTGCTCTAAACCGGGAGCCCATCCTACCAATGACTCTATCGAGTTTTTCTTTTCAGGATCATTCTCAGGGTTCTCTTCAACTTCCCTTCTCTGTAATTCCTTCTTCGCCACGACACGTAGGTCTTCATCTGCTCCTTTCGCCGCTTGTTCTAACGCCTCCTGTGACGTTTTCCTTGCGTATTCTTCTAACTGTTCTCTTGATAACTTCTCTTTCTCCTTGTTTTCAGTACCGTCCTTCTCTTTCTTACCCTCGACTTCTTCCTTCTTAGGTTCTACATCTTCTTTAACAGGTACCCAGCCTTGAGCTGTCTTACGCATTTTCTGCCCCTTCCATTCCCTAATTTCACCCACTTCGGCTGCCTTCCCCTTCTGGAGAACTTCCAACTCATCCATTGCCTTCATCGCTAACTCCTGGTCTCCATACTGAATGTATGCCTTGAGTAATGATTGCTGTGAGTATATATCTTTTAAGAAACCACCTAAAACTTTCTCCTTGATATTATCACCGTTAATCAAGTAGACAGTATCCCACTTAATCTCGTTACCGTTAGTGAGAAGTACTGAGTTCTCTTTCTTAAATTTCGCATCATCAAAAGTCTTCCAGGTCTTACCTACTGGTTTCATGAAAACGGGCTTCCCATGAAGTTTCCCCGTGCAATAATCTATACTGCCCTTAAACCTTTCTACGAACCTATTAAACCCTAATAGGAAGGACGGTAACGGTATGAAAACAGAGGTTTTTCCTTCTTTCGTTAGATCATCGTGTACAGGAGTACCATGTTCCACAACCTTCAAAGAAGTAGTAGACCTCTTATTAAACCCGATCACGTTTCTATACTGATCTAAGATATACTTTCTTTCATCAGTCAACTCTCCAAGAATAGGAGGGTTATTGTAATACTCATCAAAGTCCTTATCTGCCTTTTTCTCAAGCCTCTTCCACTCTTCCGCTTTCTCTACTTCTGACATATTTTCTGTAGACTGTTCAGGTGTCTCTCCAGGGCTATCAAGATCTTCTCCTTCAGCCTTTGCCACCTTTTTCTTGGTTTCTTTTTTCTTTTCATCTCTTTCTTCTGATAACGCAATAGCTATTGCCTGTTTCTGGTCTGTTACCCTTTCACCACTGCCTGTTTTCAAGGTGCCTTCTTTCCATTCCCTCATCACCTTGTCCACTTTATCCTGTGACTTCTTTATCTCAAGTCGAAGAACAGGTCCTTCTTTCGCCTTCTTCAGGACATAACGATGTACTGATCCTTCTGGTAACGATCGTAACGCTTCATCAACCCTTTCCCTAGACAGTTGACCGTTATTGAAGGCCTTACAAACAGTCTCCAAATTCTTCTGTAACTCATGATAGAAGTGGTTCATGTTCTCATGGTTCACATTCATCACTTCCACGGGTATATCAATTAGGGTTCGGAGATTCTCCTTCAAGTTCATGAGCAACGGTTTCTCTCCTACTTTATCAAAAGGTACCCACTCATACTGAACTTGCTCACGCTCTTCCAATACTACAGGGTCACCTGTGAAACGGCAACAGTAATACTGAATGGAGCATTCCCTGTCTAAATACGTACCGCAATGAATGACATCCTCGGGATCCAACTTTATACCCGTTTCCTCTTCACATTCCCTAACTGCAGCGTATTTCTCATTCTCACCTTCTTCAACGTGACCACCGGGCAAGCAATACTTACCTGGCTCAAAATCATCGTTAGGGTTCCTCTTCACGAAAAGAATTTCATTCTGATCGTTCACTAGTATCATGTCGGCGTAATGCGTACGGTTGTCTTTCACGTAAACCGTTGCCTTACTCAAGTCCAGTCTCTTATACTTCTTCAACTCAAGTAGGTCCTCTTTGCTGACGAGTCCCTTCTTAAACCCCTCAGTCAAGTTCACTAGTATCTCACCGAATTTACCTTTCTCTATGAAATCATCATACTCAAGTAAGAAAGGTAATTCAGGCTCTGACTTGAGTAACGATTCTATTGATTTACGAAGATCTTCTTGTATCACGGATGACTTCTTAATAAATCTCGTGTAATCATCCATGAAAGCGTTATACTTTCTCTTGATAGATTCTACCGCAAGAAAGCCTAAATCTTCTTTTTGCAAATCATTGATACTGTCTTTAAACTCACTCTTTACCTGAGTGTATTCTTGACTCTTAAACAAGGTCTCTCTACGTGAGTTGTTCAATTGAACTACCTTCTCACGTAATTCCCCTACTCTCGAGGCGAACGATTTAGAAAATATGAGGTCTAATATTCCCATCTCAACTGAAATATAATTCTGATTCTTCCTGTCTCCTTTTCACTAGTCCAGGTAACTTCTTACCCTTTGAATTTACCCATCTACCGAACTCATTCCTAATAGTAGGATCATTAGGATTCTTCTTCACTTTCTTACACAAGGTAGAAGAGAGGAAATTCTCAGACCCTAAGTTGAAAACGAACGATACCAAAGCGTCAAACTGGTTCTGCGTCAACTGAACGTTTAGGGAGTTCACTGTCTTTTCTGCCGCTGCAAGGTCCTTCTTTAAGAAATCCTCAGCTTCTTCTTCAGTGATTTTCTGTCCCTTCACTACTCCCTTCGTGTGCCCGTACCCTATAGTCCAAACCTTCGCTGGGCACAAGTAAGATTCAAGGTATAAACCCTCAAACCTTTTTATCAAACTTAATCCTTCACTACCTGTTATCATTATTGTATGACGTTTTTAATTTTCTCATGATCACCTTTATAACCATCTCGTAAAGACCCACGGCAGACAAGAAAGCGAAAATCATCATCCCTAAGTCTGTCTCGTATATGGTACTGAAGATAATACCTAAGGATACCCCTGATGAAAGTAAAACTATAAACTTCTGTTTCCTAGTAGGATTAGGAATCAGGTACTTTAAAACAACGAATGTCAATAGGCACACACAGATGCCGTATAACATCTCAGGAGAATTCTTTAAGGTCTCTTCCATATCATAATAATGTCTTTGCCATATCAAATGCTTCCGATAAACCGAACAAAGCAAGCACGATCAGTACTATTAAGACTGACACGATTTTTTTCTTATGACTTTCCAACCATCGTGCGAACTCCGTAGACTGGTTCAAGGAATTTAACTTACTGTCTAATATGTCAATCTTATTCGCTAGAATAAGCAATGCCATATCAGTAGGATTGTCTCTTCCTTGCAATAGCTTTACTAATTTTTCAGTTTCTTTGCACATGATATTGTCAATTTTCTTAGTCATAGTGATCACCTAAATTTAGTAATAATTTAATTAATAATAAACTTAAACTTTAAAAATCTTATCACCTACCGAAATTTTAATAGTTCCTTTCGATTGAGTGCTAGATTTTTTAGTCACGTACATTCCTTTATCAGGATCCCACTCATCACCTTTCCTGTAGATCCTTAAATCACACCTACAATTCCCACTTACACATACCTTATTATTCCTTTTTACAAAGAGTGTATGGTTCTTTTCTAATTCTACATCATAGATATATCCCTCATAATCAATTAATCGTTTTTTAAGTGATGTATTATAGGCATACTTGGACTTTAATTCACTTACTTGCCAAACATCATGTTTCCCCTCATAAATCTTTCCCTGTCTTTTATCTACGAACTTATTCTTACCAAAATTATACAAAGAAGGTCTTTTGCCTATCTTCAAGATAATTTCTGACAAGTCACTAATCATCCTATAACTGGAAGAGGTAATAGTCCTATAACCGTTGCACTTATATCCCTTCCAAGTACACCCTTTAAAGTATGTTCCATCTCCTAAAAAATAGGCATCTAAGAATATATTTAATTGAGCAACTGGTAAGTTCTTTACTTCAAGAGGTATAAACTTCTCATGAGAATGACCAAATTTTTTCAAATAATCCCAAAGAGGGCGTCTTTCTTTATTTATGTAGACCTCTATACATTCTTTTTGTAAAGAGCATTTATCTCCGAAAAGAGATTTACAGCACTCAAATATCTTATGCCTACTATCTTTAATCTGTGTAATACTAATTCTATAGGTTCCTTTATAATTTGAAACTGATCCTTCAGATAAATAATACCCTAAAAATTCACAAAAAAGATTGATGTCATATTTCAAGTTTCCTATTTCAAAGAAGTCCATAGGAATACCTGTCCACTTTGGAAGAGTACACAAGAATTTTCCTTGCACGGGGATATCTCCTTCTTGCCTTAATTTATCCCTTGCCCCCTCATAACAAGCATTAACCACGTGGTAATGATTAGGAGTCGTGCAAAGAGAGAAAGATTTATTCTCTCTTAAATACATTTTCCCCTTATATTCTTGTGAAACCCAATTAACAGCACTACACCATTCTCCTTCTCCTGTTTCTAAATCAACACTTAAGAACTTTTCCGTTTTGTTTAAATCTTTGAAAAACTTCCATCCCTGGTCCGTCAACACCTCTGTCTGATCATCAAAGCAAAAAGGATGCACGGTTCCCAATACAGGCAACCAATCCCTTGACTTTTTACCTATATTAGTACCATTTTGCAATAGTTGCTCATACGTGAACAATCTAGGCTCTGACCCTATACCGTTAGTCAAATACAATTTTATGCAATACTGACAAGCGCCTGGATACACTTCCTTGTAGTACAGCACCTTGTCACCGTAAATCTCATCATAGGAGGCTGCTTTCCCGTATTCATAGGCATTCTGAAGTTCTGTCTCCGCAATCCTGCCTAAGTCCCTATTCCAGTCCCCCGTTTTCTCCCCTATCTCAGAAACTATGTTCCTCGCACTGTCTCTCTCAATTATCGTTCTTTTTAATGAATCACCTATGATACTCTCATAATAAGACCTTTTCGCTAAGTTCTCATCTTCAATTTTACCTGTTATAAAGGAGATCTCTGTTTCTCCTAAACCTTTAATGTAATTGTATGATTTCCCTTGTAAGTACCTCAGAGAAGCAGTCTCTGCATCGGAAAGAGGCACGTACTGTCCCCTTTGAAAGTATTTTTTGAGGTCTGAAAAGGTGACTTGCGAAGCGTTCAAAGGGCCTAACATTGATGCAAGTCTCCCGAAATAGAAAAGTTGCTCAAAGGGAGTTAATCCTAAGTTCAAAGACGTAGGATCAATCCCAAAATCCTTCAGTACCTGGATGTCTTCTTGTTTCAATACGGAAGTACCTATATTCCCTGCAATGAAGAAAACGTTTTGGAACCTGATAATTCTTACAATCTCATCTATCTGTTCTTGACTGAATATCATTCCCTTTCTTTTTCGTGAGTACCCTGGTGATGTCAACACGCATCACTTGGAGTACTTTCTTATAATTATCTTTAAACTGGTTCTCTATGAACCTCTGAACCTTAGGGTTTCTCACTGGGTCTTTGCCTCCCACGAACCTACTATCACTCATCTCGACTGATCTCTAACGAATGTCACCTCAATAGTCCCAGTCACGGTGAACTGATCACCTTCTTTTACTCCAAAGTATTCTACTGACCCAGCAGGCAAGGACATACCCACGTCCCCTTCTTCAGGATTCGATAAAGTCATCTTCGCTACTGAATCTCCAGTATTCACTACCCTAATCAGTGTAGTCTCACACCTAAATGTCCCGGTAGGAGAAATTGTCTTGCCCCCTGCCATGAATACCTGAATCGGTGCCCCGTTGTAATCAACAGGCAATTCCGGTTTCCTTTTCTTTGCTCTCGTTACATCCATTATCTGTCTTTTTTAAAGTAATGTACCCAATTAAATAGAGGTCGATCATTCAAGTAATTTAAATTTGAACGGTTCTCTTTCGCCTCTCTCTCAAAACAAGTGTCCTTGTAAGCTGTTTGATAGGGTGGTAAAATTACTTCTACCAACCAGAAGAGAACATACACGATGAAATAAATCAGGGGTGTAAGTAATAACCACCAAAAGCTTATCGCCCCTGCTAATACCAACGCCCCTATTAAGATGAATGACGTGAAGAAAATTTCCAGTTGCTGAGCTGAATGGATTCTTTCCTCATTCATCTGAGTTTCAGAGGGAGTTCTTCCCCAATCGTTCCTGATGAACACCCAGAAATAAACTGCCATCATCGCAAAACCCTGAATCGGTAGGTAGTCATTATACACCTTTTTCAACTTCAAGTTCTTAAATATTTTCATACTACTTTGCTATTAAGATTCCTATTATACCTCCTACTACTACGCCTAGTATGGTATTTCTCCATTTTTTCTTTTGGAATACCTTCTCCCTAGACTTAAACTGCTTTTCCCTAGTATCAATGATAAGGTTAAGGTTCTCAACCTGCCTATCCTTATTCTTAATCACTTCCCATAACTCAGAATTTTTTCGTTTTTCAATCGTCAGAATACTGTCTCTCGTCAGTAAAGTTTCCCGTAACAATTGCAATTCTTCTTCCAATGCGTCCCTTTCAAGTATAAT